CCATGAGCGAAACCTAAACGAATACCTTTTACGTGACAACCAAAACAGACAGCACCTCTACGTGGAAGTACGTCAAAAGAGAACAGTTTGTCACATTCTACACAGTTAATAGATCCCATCACAGTATAAGTAGATCGTTACCTACGACCTACGTGCGTTATATGCCCCCAAAGGTACGGGTTTTAGCCCAGCATCGCCATGAACAATGAATCTTTCAAACCAACTCAAACTGTACTTTGGTGGTGGCACTTCAGCCCGATACTCAGGCAACCAAACAAACTTCAACATCTGATGAGCGATAGCCAAAGACATCACCCTGTCGTCGTGAGGAGACCCATGCATTTTCCCATTGGGGTCACGTACATATGTCTTTAACTCCGCAATTGTGCGTTCGTCAAAAATGAAGATGTCTTCATCACGGATAGACCCAGCCAACTCGTCAATAGCCAAAGGCTTTGACGCAGTCGTAGTGCGCCAACCCATAATCTCAGTAGCCTCAGGATTACGCTGCTGCAAGCGACGTTGACGATACAAATTCTTGTATCCATAACGTTGCAAAGCCTTAATCGTGGTTAGACCGTGGTTGTTATTTTCAACACCCAGTAGAGCATCGTTGTACCACCAGCCGACCTCTGCTAAAGCATCCCCAAAAAGATCAGGTTCAATATGCCCATGCCAGTGAGCCACAACCTTCATAGACCTAGCCTCAATAATATGCGCCGACGAATAGTCACCATGCCCAAGACCTTCAGCAACGTCAGCACCAATTACATACGTACCCTCAGGGTGCGGATACTCCCAAATAGCAAACTCACCATCAGGAGTTTCACGATACTCAGGATTCTTGCGAGAAATAACATGCAAATAACCACGATCAGGTTCTGCAACTTCATACTCCATCAAGCGATCAATATCGAAAACAGGGTTACCCGACTTAATAAACGCTTCCTCAGGTGTGCGAGGATATTCCTGATGCAACTGCCATGAAGGCATTGTTCTAGATTTAGATTCGTACCAGTCTTCGTCACGGTCACCAGCAGACCAAGGCCAAAAAATACCTTTAAACAAGTTTGCTTTAGTTTGCGAACCCACCCACATCTGATGAAAAAAGTTTCCTGAACCGTTAGCCGTAGATAGACAGATAACACGACCACCAACGTCAGCAATTGGCTCAATAGAAGCCCACGCTTCTTCAGAGTTAGGCAAGAACGCCATCTCGTCAACAATAACAAGATACACAGACTCACCACGAGCAGGATCATTACCCGAAGGTAATGATTCAATCGCAGACTCATTAGAGAACGTCATCTTCAACTGATTATCAGACGTGATATCAGGACCACGTTCCTTCATCCACAAAGGAATGAACTTAAAACCGTACTTAGACTTCTGTAGCAACTTGGCTGCCTCTCGTTCAGTACGAGACAACATGACCACAAACCTGTCAGACCAAAAGAACGTCAACCAAAACGCATACGCTGCAGCCAACGTAGAGAAACCGATCTGTCGTGCCTTTAACACCACGCTGTAGCGGTTGGACAGCCAAGCACGAATGGTTTCGATCTGCGCTTCACGCATATCGAAAACAATACGTCCACGCTCAGGATGTTTAATGTGCCAATAGTTATTACAGAAGTATTCAAACGCCTCAACTAACTCATCAATTGAAGCATCGTCTGGTCCTTTGCACTTACGCCATTCCTTCTCATTGAGAAGTTCACTCAGATCCATTTTTCCTCATCTTAGGGGGTTCAGGTTCTTCAAACTGACCGCACGATGGACACTTCCATCTACATGCCACAGGTGGATACTCTTCACCACAAACAGGGCATTCAACCAACTCGCTCATACAACACGAAGTTTACGTGACTCCTGCTCACGAGAAGCCACAGCAGCAATAAGATCATCCAGTTCCTTGTCAGATAACTCAGCAGTACCCTTCTCAGACTTTACAGTCAATGTAGGTGGAGTCATCCGATTGGTGGCTTGTAGATACAATTGTGCTGCCTTGATGTCGCCGCCTAGAGCACGCTCGTAAAGCGTGTCTAGAAGCCTCTGAGATCGCTCAGGAGAGCCTTGAACGTCATCAACCTTGGACTGCCACATCTTCCGAAAGATGTCCTTCTTTTCCCATCGTCGTAGCGTAGAAATGTTCACGCCTACAGATTCGGCGTACTTCTCTTTAGACGCAGGGACACGCTCGGACGGGGGTGTACACAGCCAGCCGATATACGACTCTTGGCGAGCGTCCAGCACGTTTTCTTCAATACTCATCAAAATACAGGCAACTTCGTTACCTGTTGCTATGTTACCGTTGGGTAGTGTAACGGGTAACGTTTAGGTTAGGGGCTTACAGTTATCAACGAGTGCTACCGCAGGGACGCACTCGTTGATCTATAACTAGTCCTCGTGCGACGACAGGAGCAATAATGCCACAAGTAGGAAACAAACACTTTGCCTATACCGCTAAGGGTAAGGCTGCAGCCAAAAAGGCAGCAGCCAAATCAGGGATGAAGATAGAATACGCTTCGCCTGCAGCAAAGAAGCGCCACGAAGGCAAAGAGACCCCAGCCAAAAAGAAGATGGAGCGACGACAAGGTAAGTCATGAGCATTAAACGTGGATCTGAAACCTTTGCAGGGTACAACAAACCGAAACGTACCCCGTCACACCCCAAGAAGTCACACGCTGTCCTTGCAAAAGAAGGTAGCACTGTCAAGTTAATCAGGTTTGGTCAACAAGGTGTCAGTGGCTCACCCAAAAAAACAGGAGAATCTGCCTCATACAAGGCTCGTAGAGAATCATTTAAAGCACGACACGCCAGCAACATCAGCAAAGGCAAAATGAGTGCAGCGTACTGGGCAGACAAGGTCAAATGGTGAAGAAGAAAACCCCCAAAATACCACCCCTAGTCGAAATCTTTTGGGAAGACCACTACAGCATGGGAGACAACTGGCACGAACCCGATGCCAAACACGAACCCTGTGTCCTATCAGCAGTTGGCTACCTTGTCGCAGAGAACGAACAGTATTACTGGGTCGCTTGCACCTACGAACTAGCCACAGGTAACTACAGCGCAGGGACAGCAGTTCTAAAGAACTGCGTCACCTACTTCTGTGAGCACATGCCAGCCCGAAAAATACCCTAAAACATATCCCCATCTGCGACGACAGAGTCCAAGGACACCCTAAACAGCCCTTAGTGACCATCGTCACCCCAACATATACAACCATCACGATTTGGCTACGCCCCAAGGGACTCCTATTAGATCGCTACCGTACACCCACCCATGCCCCACCCTTCACATGTGACAATACAGGCACAATAGAGCCGACCAATAGAAACAGCACTATTGCGGAATTCCCGTGAAACCATAGGTGTACCAAGCAATCATGCATGGTGCGCCACCGCCTGCAAGCCTCAGCCTGCATGTGTGGTGGTTCATATCAAATCACATCAACCAAATTTATACTGCGGTATAAAAAACGAAAGGTATATAAAATGTCAACGAAAATTATTCCCTGCAACTTTGCAGATCATGAAAAACTTGTTCTTCGGGGCGATTTCATCGCTCTGCAAGGATGGTGGGCTGCAGCGTTGGAATGCATCAATAGCGAAAAGTTTGTTAAGAAGAATGGCACGCCTAATGTTTCTGCTTATGCATTGAATGCAGAAAAGATTTCTAAGAAGAATCAGAAAGCGAATGGTGGCAAGGTTCACTGTTTCAATACGATCAATCAACAAGTTGCTGCTTGTGTCAAGGCGATTCTGTTGGGTAATGACATCAATGAATTTGATTCAATCAATAACGTCAAGGACACGTACCGCAATGAGCGTGTCGTTAAGGATGTCAAGCCTGTTCGTAAGAGAGCAGAATCAAAGGCTTATGAGGCTTTGTACGCTACTAAGGAGTTCAAGGCTCTTCCTGCGAAGACTCGTAAGGCGATCAAGTTGATGCATGAGGGTAAGGCTTTCTCAACTGTCAGCCTGTGATTTTTATATCGCAATATAAAATTGATAGTCGAATCGCCGTGAGGCGACTAGCAGAGTTCGCCTACTGCTACTGATGATGACAGGCGCAACCGAAAGGAAATTATAATGGACAACCATGAATTTGTTGAATTTATTCTGCAACGTCAGCGTGAACTTGAGGAAGTTTCGTCAATTCTTCAGAGTGTTCGTGACAAGTTGAATGCAGCACGTGAGAAGTCATACATAGATTCAGAAGAGCGTGTTGCTCGTTTGAATGAAATGCGTGCCAAGGCTGGTTTGCCTGTCATGTCACGTCAACGTCCAATCATCACACTTAACAACATCACAGAAGGAGAATGAAAATGAATGTATTCGTTAACGGTAAGAACGCTGTCCCTAATAAGGTCAGCGTTGACGATCTTGATCTGTTCATTGAAGAATGCGCAGATTATTTCGGCATCGACATTGATCAGCGTCCATCGGTGTTTCGTGCGATGGCGAACAAGTTTGACAAAGCGTCTGACGACTTTGGTATTGCGATGCAGATTGCGTGGGATGTTGCGCAAGATATTGTTGAGCGTCTGAACAGTTTGACTGTCGGCGCACAGTTCACGATCACTGAAGAGAATGGGCAGGAAGTTTTTCTTCTTGCTTAATTAATACACCTATATTAAAACCAACCCGAAAGGAAACGAAATGAAAATTATCAACTTAAGCGACACGCTTTTACAGCGTGCCGACGAATTCCATTTGTATATGGGTCACTCTAAACGGTGGACTGATCAAGAGTGGAAGGAGTATGCAAAAGATGTGTATGCAGAGTTTGCGAAGTTCAAACCAATGTTCGGTCTGCAGAACACGCCTAGCAAACTCACGTCAACTGACAAAGGCAATCTCAAGATCGCCAAGAATGCTTTGCCTACGATCACACTCACAATGAACAGCGCTCGTAGCACTGTCGTTGAGGGTGTCACGTACGACACTTGTGAGAATGCAGGTTCATGCATCAAGGTGTGTGTTCTTAAGCATGGCAAGGGTTCGTTCAATAAAGTGCAAGCAGCACGTAA